CCTCTAACTTCCAAACCTCTGCAATTGACAATCCAATATCGAGTAGTCTTAACACCGTTCCATCTTCAAAGGTATATTTATATATCATGTTTCCTCACTTTCCTGTGGCTCAATTTCTGCCTTGTACTTGTCGATAGTTCGAATAAACAAGTCAATCATAGCATCAACCACACAAGGGTCTTTTACTAATGCCTGTTTATCGGCTTGCCAATACCATTCTTTTATCTCGGCTCTTATCTTGTCAAGAATAGGCTCTTGCTTCATAGCTAAGTTCTGCTCATCTTTGTCAGCCCATTTAAGCCACTTTCCACAATATGAACAGTAGATACCCTTTTGATTTCCTTTATCAGCAAAGAAAAAATCATTATGCCTGCACTTACATATAAAGTCTTTTATCTTCATTCCTTATCCTCACTTTCCTGTGGTTCTGCATACTTCTTTTCAATCCGTTTAAGATTATCAGCAAATTCATTCAAGGCTTGTGCAACTTCCCTTGATTCGGCAATAATCTTTTTCAGATTCAATTCTGCCGTGATTTCATATGTTGCCATATCATTCCTCACTTTCTGCCCTGCGACAATGCTCTACTGTTTTATGCGCCCATGATGTGTAATAAAATGGACATTCGCTTTTTATACATTCACAAAATTCTGTTATATCTTCAGCAAAGTTTTTTACATATCCATCTGTGTATTCAGGTTTATGAATTACTTTTGTCTGATACGGACATTTCATTCCTTATCCTCGCTTTCCTGTGGCTCAATTTCTGCCTTATATTTCTCAGGCAACGGCATCCATGCTGTGACTGCACGATCAAAGCGAAAACCATATTGAGTAAGTTCTCCAAACCTTTGCTTGCCATAAAAATCAAACCGTTCAGAGTAACTTCTATTTCCATCGGAAACATTAAACAATCCGTTATTCTTTATGTATTCGTCGTGGTTCGGTAGCCTCTCGCTAACAGGAATCCACTCTGTCTGCTCCCTTAACTGCTTTAATTCTTTCAGCCATTCTGCAAGCTGTCTGTGTTCTTCACTACACCATATACATTCCCTTGACTCTTCATAATTTTGTACACCATAGAGATTGCAAGCATCTTTCTTCTTTTCGTCTGCAACCTCCTCTGCGTGTTTAATTGCTTCGTCAAGTGTCATTCTTTCTGCTCCTTATTTGTAATGCACCCTTTCCAATGCTTGCGATATATCTAAGATCTCTTTTGCATAACTTGATATATAGCCAACTTTTCCGGCTCTTTTATCTCCGTTATATAACATCAATGCCACATCTACATCATTATCCAGCAATAACTCATGGAGATAATCACTGCCCACGGCTATGTTTCCTGCAGGATCGTATATATTAGTCACCTTCAATCTCTGCATTCTTTTGGAGTGGGATGACGTGCTTATCTGCATCAATCCCTTACATCTTCCATCAGATCCTGCAACATCAGCCTTAAAGCGGCTTTCCTTAAATATTATTGCCTCTAATAATTCTGGGACAATATTATGGCGCTTCCCATAATACTCGCATAATTCCTCAATCTCTTCTGGAACTACTACGCCTTTTTTGGCTAAGTATTCTTCAGCCTCTTTTATCTGATCTCCATGTGGTGTACACATATCATCAACTACTGTTTGTCCGGCCATTAAGTTTAATGCACATTTTTGATCTTGAGCATATACTGATTGTGATATAACAAAACATGATAATAATGTTGTAAATATTATTCTATTCATCTCATTCCTCCACCTTAAATAAATCATCCGTAAGCTCTTTACCTGTCTTGAGTAAATCTAAATTCCATATTTCTATACTATTTTTTACCAATAAATAATAATAAAAACACGTTTTACCCTGACCGATTCTATGAATGCGCTTTTTAGATTGTTCCCAAAGATCACAAGAACCTATGCCGAGCGGTAAAGTAAAATATATTATCTTATTTGCTTTCTGAAGATTAAGGCCATAAGCTCCGGCCTGATATTGCACAAATGTTATTGAATTATCATATTGCTCATACGGTTTAAGATTTTTAGTTTGCCCATTTACAGCGCCATGCGGACGATTTAGATTATTAGCGATCATTCTTAACTGATCCAATTCAGCCGTAAAGTTATAAAATACAATTAGGCGGTCTTCAGTGGATTCAACTAAATCCTGAAAAGCCTTTAATTTATCTTGACTATATTGGCCGCATAGTTGACGCTCATATAAGATTCTGGTTAAAACATTATCACCAACTAATTCTTTATCATCGATTTCTAAATAATGATGCTTCTTAAAAAACTTATATTCTTTACTCGGTTCAATATATATGGTCTGCAAAATTTGTTCAGGAAGATCTACGACCTCTTCAGTCTTTTTAAAGATGGCGCCAAATTTAGCTAATCTTTTTTTAAGATGATCTACATTTTTATAACCGTTAATTTGTTTATCCCAATAACCATCGCGATCAACCCATTCATAATCGACATATGACTTAAAATAAGTTTCTTCATCAATATTCCATCCAAGTAGTTTTAATTGTGACCAAAGCTTTTCATATTTTCCTGACGTTGGCGTACCAGATAACAGAATCACGTTTATCGGATCGAGCTCTAAAATAAATTTTGAACGTTTGGCAGTCCTATTTGTAATCAAAGATGATTCATCTAATAGCAACGTAAATCTGTGAAGATCAAAAAGTTCTTTTCTACGCCATGATAGATCATAATTGATAATACCAACGATATGGAATCTACCACTTACAGCCATACCTAAAAAATCTCTTAGCTGCTTTGCTTTAGTCAGATTAAAGACTTTATATTGATAATTTGTCTCAAAATGATCTATCCAATCTTCGATCTTAGACTTTTGGCATATGACTAGATTTATTTTATTGTCTAGTTGAATTATTTTTTCTGATCCAATATACGTCTTACCCAAACCCATGTCATAATATATGGCGCATCTATTTTTATCTTTTATTAGCTCTAAAGCTTCTATTTGATGTGGATATAGATTCATTTATGTTTCCTCTTCGTCTTCGTCGTCTTCTATATAATCACCTATATTATCTGATCCGCATTCGGGGCATAGATATTCCACCATTTCTTCTGAACAAGGTGAACCCCAGAATTCTCCCCTCGATTCGCGCCATCTATGCTCATCTAAATCATCATCCCTACAGACACATCCACAATCATAGCACTTTACCATCATTATACCTCCTCATCAAATACTGCATTCCACTCTGTTTGAGTAAGTCCAAGGATCTTTTTGATCAATAGAGCCTCATCCAGGGTAAACGCATATTTGCCTTTGAGTTTATTGTTGAGCGCCACATAGGTAATATTTAGCTGCTTAGCAATATTAGTTAGTGATATGCCGCTCCTATTAATAAACTCTCTTAACAATTCCATATTTCCCATGACGGGTACCTCCTTTATTTTTTACAATAATTATATTATAAAAAATAATTATTGTAAATGGTCACTATTTTTTGCCAGTCTTCATAGATCCACGGCCTCCTTGTTCTTCTCCAGCTTCTTCGCTTCGTTTTCTGCTGTGACGAAGCGCTGCTGGTAGTTCCTATAGACAGCCATCTCGTGACGCTGCTCTTCCTTTAACTCTTTGAGCTGTTCCTTTAACTGTTTGAGCTGCTTGCGATACCCCTGGCCGCCGTTCCTTGTGCAGTACGTCTTGATGTATTCCTGCAAGTGTTTCACCTGACTCTGGAGCTGGTCGATCTTAGGCTGTAGCTCTGAGGCTTTTGTGTGGTGATCCACTGCTTTGTTGGCCCACTCTTTTCGTCCGTCCATAAGATAGGAGGCTCGATGACCACAATGCCGGACGATGGCAGCCCTGAGCTCGTCACGGTGCTCGACATCCTCGTCAACCATCTCGAGGAACTTCCTGAGCCTGGCTGCAGATGTAGGGAAGAACTGATCAAGCACTATGGTCGCGTGACCGTTTTTCAGCTTTATGTTGATAATGTTGTTGTCTTCCATCTTGTTCTCCTTGCTTATTTATTAGTAGATGCAGCGGGGCGCGGTGGCCCCGCAGATGTTTGAACTGTATTATTATCTTCCTTACATTATTATAATAACACATTTTAGGAGATTTGTAAATAGTTTTTTATAAAAAATTTTTAATATTTTTGAGAGAAAAGCCTCAAAGAAGCTCTTTCTTCTTATTACATATTAGTCCTTTACATATACGCTATATAGTTTCCCGCCTATACGGCTTCTTTTCACGTCATATCCTAAGGCAGTCTTGATCTTCTTACTCATCATGATCTGAGTAGTGGGCTTAAGTCCGTTATTACTGCAATGAAGCTCATAAGCAGAATAAACACTACTAATGGTCTGATTCTCAATATTCTCTGATCCAAACTCAAGTATAAAGCTAAGCACAGAGTCATTGCTCACTTTATATGATTCCATTTCTTTATCAGAGGCTTCACAATTACTAAAGCCATTCCTCATGATAACATTGAGCAGCGCATCAATTCCTATCTTAGCGAGATACTCCATGCACTCCGGCGCGCAAAGCTTTTCATTTATGAACGGGTCATAATCAGGATCCTTATTGGTGAACACCGCATTAAATGGGATTATCACCATTCTTTTTGTCACGGCTCCGGTGGGGTCCTTGATCCTGGGGATACTATTGGCACTGAAGATAAGCGTCGCATAAGGATAGAAATCAAACGGATCATTATATAAGAATTTTCCGCGGCATCTATTACCGGTCGCAACCTGCTTAAACAAACTCAC